CTCGGTTCCGGCCTCGATGGACTCGAAGCTGGCAGCAGCAGAAGCCAGCCCAGCGACAGCTCCGTCCTCGCTCAGGATCTTGCCGATCACTGCGAGGCGCGGGATGGTGCCGCACTTCTTCGGTGTGAAGAAGAAGGCGGTGTCGGTGTTGCTGACGATCACCCGGCTGCCGTAGGTGTCGGAGAAGTAGACGCCGTCCATACGGGAGCGCACTGACATGGCGACCTTCGCGATTGCCTTGAACTCTTGCAGGATCGCATCGGTCACGTGTCTGTGGCTGGTGTAGACGGAGAAGTGGAAGGGCTTCGGGTTGATGTAGCCCTCCTCGTGCCACTCCTCGACGAAGCCGGGCGAGATATACGCGGAGATCAGCTCCTCGACCGCCCACTTCGTTCCGCGTCGGCTGTGCACCAGATCCGAGATCTTGATGACGGCCCGCTTGTTCTCCAGAGGGAGGCCGGAGCTGTACCAGTCGATGTCGAGCTCATAGGCCAGCTCGTCGAGCTGAGCATCGTCGAGCTCGTCGATCTGATCCCAGACTCGGACGGTCTTGACCTTCTGGCCCGGCTCCCTGATCAGCTTGTTGACGGCAGCGGCCAGTCCTTTCACCGCTTCGTCATCGCGCATAAACTCCGGGACGAGTTTGAGGACGTCGGCCGTCGATAGACGCATCAGCCGTTGACCTCGTGCCGGATGATTTTGTTGCCGCTGAAGGCTGCGATCGTCGTGTCGTTGAGCTCAGTGAACTCCGGACTGGTGATCACGACGCGCGTCGCTCCGACGGCAGCGTCCCCGGTGGGTGCGAGAATGAGAGCTCGCAGCTTGTCGGGGTTGATATGACGGCCGAGGACTCCGGCCTGCCATGCGATGAACTGATCGACGGCTCCGCCTTCTCCTTCGACTGTCTGGATGCAGGCGCCCTCTGTGGCCGCGGTGGTGTAGTATGTCAGCTCGATGTCATACTCGTGCACCTTCGGCGCCTCGGCCACGACTTTGTCGGTCATTGGCCGCACTTCTGAAGCGCTGCATGCTGCGAGCACCTTGGCGAGGATGGTCTCGTCAGGCAGCTCGCCGTTCTCGCAGATCGGGACGATTTTGACGACGCCCTCGTTCGTCTTGTCGATCTCGATCTTCAGCTCTCCGGCTCCTGCCAGAGCTCCATCGGCCAGCAGCTCGATCGTCAGAAGGTCGTCCTCGTAGGTTGCCTTGTAGTCGGTACCAGCCGTCGCCGGCGTGGTTCCGTCCGAGAGGTAAACGACGAGAGTCTCAGCGATCAGATCGCTGCCTCCCTTGTAGGCCTTGCTGCCGTTGACTGCCAGAGTCCGGGCGATCGTTTCCTGCTCGCTCTTGACTGTGACGTCTGCGATGGAGGAGTCGGCACTCATAGCCCAGTAGCGGTAGCCGTTGACCGGCCCGGCCGTGGAGAGCTTTGAGGGTGCGACTCTGATGCGTTCGCGGAGGCTGTCGTCATCTTCTTCGTCAGCGCCTCCGGCTGTGACCTCGGTGTTGCTGACTGCGTCGACGTAGGCGATCAGATCGACGAGAGTGTTCACGGATCCGACCGCGATGTCATTGAACTGAGTGCCGCCGCCTTCGCTGACCGCGTCGACGTCCACGTAGAGCTGGCCGGCTTCGATGACGGCCGTCCTCGTGGTTGCGAAGTAGCGCGTGTTGTCGCTTGTCGCTCTGGTTCCTTCCGGGATGATGACGTTCTCCGCGATCGCGCTGTTCAGAGTGAAGCGCAGCACGGTCGCCGCTTCCGTCGGAGCCAGTCTTTCGACGCCCACGCGCTCGCCCAGTGCGTCGAGAACTTCGCCGCGAGCATATCGCAGCATCTTCTGACGCGCTGCGTCGTTCATCGCGTTATACATAGCGACGAACAGCGGCACCAGAGCCTCGCCGAAGATCCTGCGCTCGTCGCCCGGATAGAGGGGCTCGGAGACGTATGACTCCAGCGATGTGATGACTTCCTCGAAAATGAGGTCGGCATCGGTAGTTATAAACTCATTCATGCGTCGGCCTCCTTGATGGTGTTAATTTTTGCAGTGATGGCGAAGTGACCGTTCGGCGCGTCGGTCGGTGTGACCTCGATGCTGTCGATCTCTGCCCTCGGTTCATAGGTGTCGAGCATCCACTCGGCATCCTCGACGATCTCGTCGGTCGCCTGAGCGATCGGAACGTCGAGCTGCGCGAAGCTGATGCCCTTGACTCTGTCGTAGGGTACCTCGCCTCGTGCGATCTGCATCAGGTTGTTGACGCAGACCGCGGGGTTGCTGTTGTTCTTGCTTAGCATGGCATCTCCTCCTTCTCACTTTGAGATCTGTGAGGCGTCCACCCAGCCGTAGACCGTAGAGCTGCGGTCTGTGTGGATCACGTGGTAGGGGTGCCGCGCCGATTTTGCTATTGCCGTTACCCTTGCCGGGCCGGCCTTGGGGCTTGCTCGGTACGAGGTAGCGGTGGAGCTTACGTAGTGCGGGCCTCCTTTGAATTGCACGATGTCGCCCAGAGCGATCCCGGCGCCGCCGGCGGAGATCTTCGCGGCGTTCTTGATCGCGGTGCTGACGGCCTTCTTGGCCGACTTCTGCGCGGTCGTAGCTGTTACGCACACGGCGGATCTCGCGGAGTTGACGGATGCCAGAATTTCCGCGTCTGTGACGTCCTCGTTTTCCTCGAAGGAATAGGTCAGTTTCATGCTTCTGAAGCGTCCGCTGTCGTCGATCTTCACGTCTGCCGGTTTGACAGAGGTGAGCAGCCAGTTCGGGCCGAACTTCTTGCCGCCGATCTTCAGCGTGCCGGTCAGGCCGATCCAGCTCTCCCAGCTCTCGAACTCTTTCCGGACGTCGATGCCGAGAGCGCCGACGAGGTGCGAGGAGAAGGAGAGCGTTTTCTTCTTCATGCCTCGCTGGTTGGAGAGCGGTGAGCCTTCGACTGCGGTGTTGCTTTCGGCGTTCAGCTCGTAGCTCGTGCTGAAGCCGTCGAAGTCCATGATGTACGAAGGAGAGACCTGCCACGTCTTTGTGCCCTCTTTGGTTTTGAACGTCGCCGTTATTGCCATGGGGTTCCCTCCTTAGTTCTTGGCTTTGGAGGTGTTGCTGCTGCCAGAGTCGACGCCTCCGTGGACGTGGTTGTTCACGCTCGTGAGGGTGTCGGTCTTGACGTCGTCCGCGGTGAGCTTGCCGGTGACAGTGACGTCGCCGTAGATCGTGCCGTACCACTCGCCGTCTGCGCGGCAGAAGATGATGCCGGTCTGATCCGGGAACACCGCAAACACGACCTCCGTGCCTTTGGTTAGGTTGCCCGCTTTGCCCCGGAGCTGTGAAGCTATGACCAGCGGCTTCGTGACGACGCCGTCGGCCTGCTCAGGAATGACGCGGGCCCTCGTGCTGTTTCCGTTTGCGTCAGCAGGGCCCTCGATGGTGCTGATTTTGCCTTTTTGAATATCTGCCATTTAGTAGCCCTCCAGTGGTTTGCGGAAAAATACCTTTGTTTCGCCCGTCAGGAAGTCGTGGCGGGTTCTCGTGACGAAGATCTTGCCGTTCCAGCCGCTCGCCTTCTCGGTTTCGATGTTGATCACGCTCGCCGCCGCGATGCCTCTGGTGAGGCACCTGCGGAAGTGTCCGGTGCGGGCGTTTTTGTTTGCAGCTCGAAGCAGTCCACGCGCGAAGCGGGACGCCTCGGAGTTGCTGGTGCACTCGATCGCTGACTTCGGTCTCAGGATCCTGCCGGTGTTCGCGTTCGCGTCTGAATACGTTCCCCGGAAGTTCCCGCTCACGATCTCGGCCGTCCCGTAGGACTGAGCAGAGTCGTCGAAGTAGGTGAAGCAGCCGTCGGCGCCGATCTTGATCGTCGCAGCTGCGGCCGCCGCCTCCATCTGTCTCTCGTCGTACATGATCAGGGCGCCGTCGTAGATCAGCATCGCGCAGCCTTCCAGCTGACAGCGACGATGAAGGAACTCGAAGTCCGTCTGGCGCTCCTGCTTGATGTAGGAGTACATGCGATCGGTGACGTTGTAGACCTTGAACTTCAGGCCGTGCTTCGTTGCGATGTCCTGCCCGATCTGGAGCAGTCTCACGTCCTCCCACGACCTGCTGTTCACGTTTTCACCCGACAGAGGCATTGACATGGCCCGGAGGGTGTAAAGCCCGTTTTCGGGTTGGATGCTGGTGACGTACATGACGCCGGTGTCATCCGCTCCGTCCACGAGCCGCACCTTTTCACCTCTCACGGGCTTCCAGAAGTTCCAGAGCCCCGCCGCGTCATTGAAGCGGAGGAGGAGCTGGTCGCTCTTTCTCTCCGCGAACGTCTCATGCTCGCAGCGGTTGATGGAGATCTTGCTGGCGATGTCTACCCCTTCGTAGTAGAGCTTCACGAGCCACGCCTCCACGGCGCCAGTGTTTCGGGAGCTTCAGTCTCGTCGAAGATCGGGATCTTCAGCATGACCGACTCCTCGAAAATAATGACGTCGGCGTAGTCAGGGTTCTGCTCGATGATGTGGTGCGCCATCTTTTCGTTGTTGTAGACCTGAAGGGCCAGCTCGTCGAACGTGTCGCCGGCCCTTGTCCGGTAGTTAATAAATGCTGACACGGTCATAGTCGCCGACCTCCTTCTGTCTGAGCCATTCTTCGAGCCAGTCGAAGAACTCGCTCGCTTGTTCCTTCAGGGCTGCGACGATGTCCTCCTTGTCGGCGTCGGCGCCAGCCTCCACCTGCGGAGCATACGAGAAGCCGCTGAAGTCGTAGTAGATGATGGTGGTCTCGGTCAGCTGTCCGAGGCTGAAGTCGTCGAGCTCCATGAGCTTGCCCGCCTGAGTGATCTGGGGCGTCTCCTTTGCTCCGGTTTCAGCTTCCGCCATCTGAATTGTTGCAGCCGTCGCTGCTTGCGCCCCGGCGTTCAGATCGACTTCGTCGAGAACTCCGAGGAGTTTGCCCGCCTGCTGCCAGTAGCCCACGTTCTCCTCGTGGTATGCAGGATCGAACGAGATGACGGCCTCCATGCCAGCCTCGCCGGCGATGCTTATGCCGTCAGTAAAGCCACCGGTCGCCAGTTTCGGGATCAGCGGGATGTTCAGACCTTTGCCTCCGACGCCCGGTACCCAGTCGGGGATCTTGATCTTGTTCAGGCCACCGAGGAAGCTGTTGATGCCGTCGATGATCCAGTTGATCGGCGCCTTGAAGATAGCGACGACGCCGTCCCAGACGTTTTTGAACACCTGAACGATGCCGTCCCATGCGCCCTTCCAGTTTCCTGAGAACACGTTCTGAATGAACGAGATCAGGCCGTTGAACACGCCGGTCAGGGCGGAGATCACGGGCTGGATGTTGGCGATCGCAGAGCCGAGGGAGTTGGTGAACAGATCAGCCACGATCTGGAGCAGAGGCTTCAGAGGTTCGAGCACGGCACTGATCAGCGTCGAGATGATACTGATCAGGGGCCCGATGGCCGTCGCGATTAGGTTGAGGATCGGAGCCACCAGCTGGACGATCAGGTCGAGGATCGGGCCCAGCAGGCTGATCACGAGGTCGAGGATCGGCGTCAGCACGTCGAGGAGCTGGATGACGATCGGAAGAACGGCCTCGATGATCTGAGTCACGATAGGGAGCAGCGCCGTCAGGATCTTCGTGATGGGCGGCAGCAGCTCGGTGATCAGTCGGGAGATTATCGGCAAAAGCGCTTCCAGCAGGCTGACCACGATCGGGAGAACTGCCTCGATGATCTCGGTGATTATCGGGAGCAGCTGGTCGATCAGGTCGATGACGACCGGAAGGATCGCGCTGATTATCTGGGAGAGCAGAGGCATCAGGGACTCCAGCAGGTCGATGATGATCGGCAGGACTGCCTCGATGATCTTCATGACCTCCGGGAGAAGTGCCTGAATTATGCCGACCAGAGCCGGCAGGACGTCCTCCGCGATGAACTCGATGATCGGCATGAGCATCTCCGCCAGCTGAATGAGAACCGGCAGCACCGAGCTGATGATCTCCACCAGAGGCGGGATCAGCTTTTCGGCGACTGCCGTGATCACCCTTGTGATCGGAGGCACCAGCTTCGTGAGCATCGGCCCGATTTTTGCCACTGTGTTCTTGATCAGCGGCGTGAGGGTTTTGGTCAGGTCTTGGATGACCGGGATCAGGCTCTCCATGAGCTCGCCGACGATCGGCATGAGCTCGTTCAGAGAGTTGAACATTGTCGCGGCCAGCGGTTCCAGCGCCACCTGAGCCTTCTGCTTTAACAGCTGGAGCTGCTCCGCGAAGTCGTAGGTGTCAGCAGCGCATCCGCTGATCGTTTCCTCGTTTTCCAGAAGGGACTCTGTCAGCTGATCCACCGAGATCGAGCCGTCCCTGAGCGCGGCCGCCATGGTGGAGGCTGCTCTGGTTCCGAACACTTCGGTGGCGATCGCTGTCGCCTGAGTCATGTCCTTCGCGTTGATGATGGCCTCGGCGTACATGTCGAGACCTTCAGCTGCACCGATGCCTTCCTTCGCGAGGGCCGCGGTGCTTTTCTTCATCGCTCCGAGGACTTCCTCGGTATTGACGCCGGCCTTTTCAAGTTGGCCGATCAGGGCAGTGGCTTCCTCGAAGGAATAGCCCATCTCCTGAAGCTGCGGCCCGAAGCTCTGGACTGTGTCCATGAGTTCCGAGAAGCCGACGCCGGTCGACTGGCTGGCCTTGAACACGTAGTCCATGGCGTCGCCCATGTCGGCGGCGTCTATGTTCCACTGTTGGAAGGCCTTGGAGCTCGACTCGATAACACCGCCGAGATCCTCGCCCAGCATGTCAGCCACTTGGATCGCCTGCGTTGAGACGCCCTGCAGCTCCTCGCCGGTCAGGCCCAGCCGGGTGTTATAGTCCGCGATCGCTTTGCTCGCGTCCTCCATGGTGGTCGGCACCGAGCTGTAAACAGCATCGAAGTCGGCCATCAGAGCGTCGAGTGCTTCGCCGGTTGCTCCGGTTCCGATCCTGATGGAGTCGGTCGCTTCGTCGAACTGGCTGCCGAGGTCGACCAGATACTTGCCGGCCTCGATGGCTGCCTTTCCGACTGCCACGGCGCCCGCGGCTGCCGCTCCTGCGACGGCCACGGCCTTCAGGTTTACCTTGTCGAGCTTTTCGCAGGTCTCGCCGACTGCCTTCTGGAGTGTTGGGCTGACGTTACCGGCGATCTCGACGATCGCCTGCAATACTTTGTTATTCACGCCCGATCACCTCCCTCGCCTTGCGTTTCCCACTTTTCCGGGCATACTCCTCTGGCGGCGTTCGGCCTCTTTTGCGAGATCCTCCGCCGCTTCGGCGTAGTCGGTCATGAACTCGATCAGCCTTTTGCTTTCGAGCTCGGTTGTTCCGGTGTGGTAGACTCTGGCGTAGTCTCGGAGGCATTTTCGGATGCGTCGTCCGTTGACTTTCCCGCCGAGGCGATTATAAAATTTCGGCCGGCCTTCATGACTTCCATGACGTCGGGGCCCTTGATGCGCTCCAGATCGTTGAAGTCATACTCAGGGTTCACGGCGAGGATCGCAGCGAAGCCGAGATAGAGGTGCAGCGAGTAGTCCAGCTCGACGGCGGCAGAGGACGGGGCGCCCTTGGAGCCGTTGGCTCTGGTCTTGCGGTATTCTGCCTCCGCGAAGCCCGCGGGCGTGATCTCGTTCACGTCGTAGGTGAGCTCGGCGACGTCCTTGCCGTTGATCTTGATGGGGTTTTTGAGTTTAATGCTTTCCATTGTGGTGCACTCCTTTCACGAATAGGCCCCCGGAAGCTCTCCAGCTCCGGGGGCTTTTGATTAAAGCAGAGACGCGATCTTGCTGTAATAGTCGACGCCGTTGATGCGGCAGATCTGACTCAGTCGGTCGATGCAGAGGATCTCCTTGCCAGCACAGAACAGCTGGTAGCGAGTGCAGCCGATCGAGATCTCGCTCTCGATGTTGCTGCCGATCTCCAGACCGGTCGCGGGCACGCCCTTCGGCACGCCGGTGATGAAGGCCTTGCAGCCTTCGGGCTCGGTGGTTCCGTCCGCCTTCAGCACGTTCTGAGCCCAGCGGAACTCGTAGTTGTGCTTGGTGGGCGTCAGCATACGGCCGAGGCCGACGTCGATGCCGACCTTGGTGATCGCTGCCTCCATAGCCTCGATGAGGCCGGCGAGGACGACGTCCATGGAGCCCATGGCCTTCACTTCAGTGGTGAGGAAGTTGACGGCGGGAAGGCTCACGGAGACGTCCTTCGCTGCCAGTTGGTTGTCGCAGTAGCAAGTGTCAGCCAGCACTGCGTTTTTCATATCCTGCCATGCCATTAGTCGTCACCTCCAAAATAAGCAGAGAAGCCTGCGTCAGTGTAGCACACGACGCCGGTCGCAGATTTGAGGGGCGGCGTGATGGTCGCGGAGATGTCCCACCTGAAGTCGCCGTTCATCATGTCGGTCGTCGCGTTGTTGGTTTCGAGGAACTCGACGGAAGGAGAGCCGATCAGGGCACCCTTCGCCACGAGGACGTCGAGCTTTTCCTGCTCGCGGTTCAGGATCGTGTCGCGGAGCGCCAGAGTCATCGGCTTGTCGATGGTGGTGCCCCACTCCTTCTGGAAGGAGTTCGCGATGTAGAACAGCATGAGCATGTTCACGTCGAAGATCTCGCGAGCTTTGTGGCTGCCGCCGTAGGTGTAGGCAGCAGTGTGGTCGCCCCACATTCTCCAGTTGCTTTCCCAGTAGATCGCGGTGGAGATGCCGGCCGCGGTGAGCTCGTTCGCGTCAGACTTGTCGAAGCCGTTCGCGTTCACGCCCTCGCCGAAGTAGAGGCCGGTGACGGGGATCGCCTTGTTGCCTTCAGTCTCGAAGGGCACGTCGCCGTTCGCCAGATCGCAGCGGATCTTCTCGACCAGCGCGAGAGTGGCGAGGTGGTAGACAGTGCTGCCATCCTTGACCATAGGCCAGAACACCTTGGAGAAGCCGGAGGTGTAGCCGTTGGCTGCCTTCCATGCTTTCGCTGCGGCGATGGTCTTGTTCGCGTCGACGGGGATGTCGGCGTAAACGAACGCGCACCAGTGGCCGTTGATGTTCTGAGAAGCTGCCACGAGTGCGTCATAGACCGCCTTCGTGTCAGACCAGCCGGGCGCTGCGAGGTAGGTGGGGATCGTGTTGCAGGTCTGATATACCAGCTTCACGGCAGCGATGCCGCTGACGGATCCGTCCTCCTCGGTGCCGCCGATCACGGTGGCCGCATTTACGGCGCCAGTGTCGACCGTGTCGTAGGATGCGCTGACCGTGGTCATCGCTTCCTCGCCCTTGTCGGTGATCGTCAGGACGCCGGTGCCGAAGTCGTAGTCGATCGAGTAGTCAGTGCCGAGCACCTTGTCGTCGATCGCGAAGGAGCTGATGATGATGTCATCGGCCTCGATGGTTGCCTTCTTATTGGCGAAGGTCAGGCTCTTGGTGGTCTTGCCGCTCTTTTTGTGAGTCGCAGGATCCAGCACGTTGATCACGTAGATCGGGCCGACGTTGCCGTTCTTGTTGGCAAAATGAGCGGCGACGGCTTCGCAGAGGGTGTACTTGCCCCACTTTGCGGAGTCAGAGAAGTGGCCGAGCTTCTTCTGGGCGTCGCTCAGGTTGCTGATCTTCACCGGGACGTTGACCGTGCCGGCGGGATCAGACAGAAGATTGACGGGTGCGGTGCCGAAGTAGACCGGCGCCATGCCCGCCTGCGAGGCGTTCTGGGCGATGTCGTTGCCGATCACGCCGTAAACGCCGTACTTGTATTCTGCCATGGTGTTGCCTCCTTATAAAAATTCCGAGTAGGACGCGCCGGTTCTGGCGAGCCCTCTCTCAATGGTGAAGATCGCCCACGCGCCCCAGTAGGGATAGAGGTCAGAGATCTGGCCCTCCTGCTGGAATTGCCCGTAGGTGATGGGGAGCTCCTTCACGACTCTGAGGCCGTTCAGGTACTCGGCGTTCTCGATTTCTCGGAGCGCACGATCCACGAAGTTCCAGACGTCCTTCCAGCCTTCAGCGTCTCGCGTGAAGGTCTGCTCGGAGGCGACGCCACCGATCTGAACGTCCAGATCCTCGGATCCTGATGCCGTTGTCGTCTGGGTTGCTCGTGTCAGCTCTCCGGCGTGGTTGCCGGGGTTCCATGCGGTGAAGCTGAGCTGGAGCTTCATCCGCCCGTTGCTCGCGGTCATGTTGTCGCTGCCTTCGAGCAGCTGCACGACCACGGACGGGAACGGCGCGATCACTCCGGGCGGGAGCTTATCCTTGCCCGGTTGATACATGGCGAAGGCCGTCGGGTTGACGGCCTTCACTTTGTACTCTTTGCCGTTCTGGTTGTCGTCCGGGAGTTTGAGCTTGATCTTCGGGCAGACCGACTCGTTGAGCCAGTCCGTCACCTTTTCAATGCACTGTGCGATCGTCATGTTCTTGCCTCCTTATCCTGCCATCTGGTGGCTCAGGTAGATCGAGGCCATGCCGCCGTCCGTTCGCCACGAGACGATGGTGCACTCTTTTCCGTTGACGTTCAGGCTCTCACCGGACGCACGCTGCTCCGGGAGATCCTCCACTCGCGCAAAAAGCACGAAGTCGAAGGCAGCGAGGCCGATGTCCTCGCCCTTCTTGGACTCTGCGAAGGTCTCCTCGTCCAGCACTGCGGTGATGGTCTGGCCTTCGATGACATGCTCGTCACCGAACTCGTCGAGGTTCAGGAAGATGCCACGATCGGCCGCCATCATTTCCTTGAAGGTGCTCACTCCACGAGGGCGTCAGCGTCAACGTCGGGCAGCTCGTCGCGAGCCGCGTCGATCGCATCGATGACTTCCTTCTTGGATCTCATGGAGCTCGCGTCGATGCCGTACACCTTCGCGATGTCCTTCAGCTCGGAGAGTTTCATCTCCTCGTTGTACTCAGGGAACTCGTCGACGATCTCGTCGTCCTGAGTTTCGTCAGAGCCCTCGCCGGGCTGCTCGACTTCGTCGTCCTGCTCGGTGACGTAGACGGCCACGCCCAGACGGACGAGGCGCTCCTCCTTTTCCTTGCTGAGCTCGATGGGATCGCTGCCGGCAGGCACCGCGACGATGGACTTC